GCTGGAGATTTTGGGAATTAAGAACGCCGACAAGCTCGTACCCCTGCCCGAAGACCAGAAACCTAAAGACCCCGTGTCTGAGAATATGGCCCTTTTGAAGGGCGAGCCTGTTAAAGCGTTTCTGAACCAAGACCACAGAGCGCACATTGCGGTGCACATGTCAATGATGCAGGACCCCACGATTGCGGCCAATATCGGGCAAAACCCCAAGGCTCCGGTCATTTCGGCTGCTTTAATGGCCCACGTTGCCGAGCATACGGGCTATATGTACCGCAAACAGATCGAAGAGCAGATGGGCATGCCCCTACCCGCCGAAGACGCAGAATTGACCCCAGAAATCGAGAATGCGCTATCAGGAATGCTTGCACAGGCGGCGCAACAGGCACTGCAGATGAACCAACAGCAAGCGGCTCAGCAACAAGCTCAGCAGCAAGCGCAAGACCCACTGGTCATCATGCAGCAGCAGGAACTCCAGATTAAACAGGGCGAGTTGCAGATTAAATCTCAGGAAGTTAACCAGAAGTACCAGATCGAACAAGCCAAACTTCAACTGGAAGAAAAGCGTTTTGTTACAGATGCCGCAGGAAAAGCTGATGCAAATCAGCTCAAACGCGATCAGCTCGAGGCCGACATGCAGCTAAAAGGTACGCAGATTGGTGCCCAAATCAAGGAAAGCAACCAAAAGCAGACCTTCGACCAAGAACACGCCGGGATCAAACTCGGCGCACAGATCGCTAAAGACAAACGCGATCAAGCCCTGACTGCTGTGCAGTCGCTTCAACCACCTAACCCAACGGAATAAAAATGCTTCAAAAATTCGCAAGCGTATTGCGCGAACAAATACGCACGGACATGAACAATTATGCTGACGACATAGCTGGTGGGGCTTGTCGTAACTATGAAGAGTATCAAAAACTTTGCGGTGTTATTCAGGGTCTAGCCACCGCAGAGTCCTACCTGCTGACCCTGCTAAAGAAAGTCGAAACAGATGAGTGACCTTATCTTGCCCCCGGGAATAACACTCCCGCAAACGATTCAACCGGCAGAAATGCCTGCTGAAGATGCGACAAACGAGGAAAAAGCAAGCCAGCTACCGGAACCTGCGGGTTACAAGCTGTTGTGCGTGGTTCCTGACGTATCCGAGACGATCGAGGGTACTAACCTCGTGAAGGCTTCCGACATCATGCGTCGTGAAGAACAGACAACATCCGTGCTGTTTGTAGTCAAAGTTGGCCCAGATGCGTACAACGACAAAGAGAAATTCCCCAACGGACCTTGGTGCAAGGCGGGAGATTTCGTAATGACGCGTACATACACAGGGACCCGCTTCAAGATGTACGGCAAAGAAATGCGGTTCATCAATGACGACCAGATCGAAGGCGTAGTCCAAGACCCGAGAGGAATCACACATGTCTGATTTTAAATTTCCAGATGAGCTAGAAGACGACAACATTGAAATTGAGATTAGCGGTAAAGATACCGAAATCGAAGTTGAAATTGTTGATGACACCCCCCAGCGCGACCAAGGGCGTAAGCCACTTGACCGTGAAGTAGCTGACCCGACCGACGAAGAAATCGAGTCCTATTCGGACAAGGTTAAGAAGCGGATTACGGAACTGACCCATGCCCGTCACGACGAGCGCCGTGTCAAAGAAGCAACACTTCGGGAAAAAGAAGAGCTAGAACGGTTCGCCCAGAACTTGCTCCACGAAAACAAACGCCTAAAAGGGTTCGTGGAAGACGGCACTAAGCACATTGCAGCTAGCTCATTGACAAGTGCGGAAGCGGAAATGGCCGCAGCCCGCCGTCAATTCAAGGAAGCGCAAGAGGCTTTTGACACCGATGCTATCATTGCAGCCCAAGAAGCGATGACAGACGCAAAGTTCCGTTTAGAGGCTGCAAAGAATTTTCGCCCAGCCCCTTTACAAACGTACAGCGATAGTGTACAAACGCAACAACCGGCACCAGAAGTGGTGCAACCCGACGAAAAGACACTGCGCTGGCAGGCAAAAAACCAGTGGTTCGGGACTCCGGGATTTGAAGAACTAACCAGCTACTCACTAGGGCTGCACCAGAAGCTAGTGAATTCGGGTATGAACCCGCGTAGTGATGAGTATTTCGAGCAGATTGATGCTCGCGTAAGAGGTAAGTTCCCTGAAGTTTTTGGGAGAAGCCAAACCGAAGGCACCAAGCGTCCTGCATCTGTGGTCGCTCCGGCGACTCGTTCGTCAGGAGCAAAGAAGGTTCAAATTTCGAATACAGCGGCAGCGCTGGCTAAGAAATTTGGATTAACCCCGCAGCAGTATGCTGCTCAAGTAGCAAAATTGGAGTCTTAATATGGCAACCCGTGAATCTCGTGATCTTTCTTCCCGCGACAAAAATGTGCGCGCTGTGTATGTCCCCTCGAGCACTTTGCCCGATCCAACACCCGAACCCGGATACACGTATCGCTGGATTGCGACGCATGTACTAGGCCAGAGTGACCCTACTAACGTGTCTCGCAAGTTGCGCGATGGCTGGGTACCGGTGAAAGCAGATGACCATCCAGAGCTAATGCTGGTAGGTAATGAGAAGACAGGTAACGTCGAAATTGGTGGGCTGATGCTTTGCAAAATGTCGTCCGATCGCGTCGAAGCTATGTCAGACTATTACAACGACCAAGCAAGAACTCAGATGGAGTCGGTGGATAACACGTTTTTACGTCAAAATGACCCACGTATGCCGTTGTTTTCAGAACGCAAGTCCTCGATAACGCGTGGTGGGTTTGGTTCAGGTCTTAAATAATAGGAGTCCTTAAATGGCATCTACAGCTTCTCCCTATGGGCTACGTCCCATTAACCGTATTGATGGCATGCCTTATGCTGGTGCAACTCAGACTTTTCTGATTGACCCTGCTGGCGAAGCCACCAATATTTTCTATGGTCAGGTGGTCATTATTGGCGCGGACGGCTATTTAGCCATCTCTACCGCCACTGGTGCCGACATTACGACCAACAACCTTGGCGGCAGCGGCATCGGTGCGATCGGCGTTTTCGTCGGTTGCCAGTACGTCAATGCACAAGGTCAAGTGATTAACTCTCAGTACTACCCCTCCGGCACAACCGGTGTGGTAACAGCTAAGGTTATTACTGACCCAAGCGTTGCGTTCCAAGCACAGCTAGATGGTTCTGGCGCTCAATCCGTTTTGGGCACTAACACCTTCTTTGCCGCTGTACAAAGCACCAGCACAGGTTCCACTACAACTGGTAACTCAACCAGCGCTTTGGACGCTACAGTGCAAACCACTGCTGCGGCTTTCCGTATTGTGGGCTTTGTTGAGGTTCAAGGCTTCTCGGCAATCGGCGATGCGTTCACTGATGTGTTGGTTAAGTTCAACCCCAGTGCTCACTCGTATTTAAACAACGTCGGTTTGTAAGGAGCTAAATCATGGCTATTTCACGCGCACAACTACTTAAAGAACTGCTCCCCGGATTGAACGCATTGTTCGGTTTGGAATACGCTCGCTACGGCGAAGAGCATAAAGAAATCTACGAAACAGAGTCATCTGAGCGTAGCTTTGAAGAAGAGACCAAACTCGCCGGTTTCGGTGCAGCACCAGTCAAGAACGAGGGACAGGCCATTGCTTATGACAATGCCCAAGAAGCGTTCACGGCTCGCTACAACCACGAAACCATCGCGTTGGGCTTCTCCATCACTGAAGAGGCTGTGGAAGATAACTTGTATGACTCACTGTCTGCTCGTTACACCAAGGCTTTGGCTCGCGCTATGGCGTATACCAAGCAAGTTAAGGCTGCTGCTGTTATCAACAACGGCTTCACTAACTCGTCTCAGTACTACGGCGGTGACGGCGTACCTTTGTTCAGCACTGCACACCCCTTAGTCGGTGGTGGAACCAACAGCAATCGTCCTACTACTGGCGCTGATTTAAACGAGACTTCCTTGGAAGCCGCCGTTATTCAGATCGCCGCTTGGGTGGATGAAAAAGGTCTGTTGATCGCTGCTAAACCTCGTAAGCTGATCGTTCCTCCATCTTTGATGTTCGTTGCTACTCGTTTGTTGGACACCAACCTCCGTGTTGGTACTGCTGATAACGACATCAACGCGTTGAAGAACAATGGTTCGATTCCTGAAGGCTACTGCGTTAATCACTACCTGACCGACACAAACGGTTGGTATTTGACTACTGACGTGCCTAACGGCTTGAAGCATTTCGAGCGTACTGCATTGACCAACTCAATGGACGGTGATTTCGACACCGGAAATGTGCGTTACAAGGCCCGCGAGCGTTATAGCTTCGGTTGGAGTGACCCACTCGGAATGTTCGGCTCACCCGGTTCGTCCTAAGCGAACCCGCATAGAACCTAGGTTTTATGCTAAAGAGAGGCCCCTTCGGGGGCCTTTTTTATTGTCTTTATAAGGGTTACCTGTAACTAAGTCCCGCTACCTGTGTCGTAACTTAATTCGTAATCCGTTACGAATTTACCTAGTTTCCATCCATTTAGCAGCCCGAAAGAAAAAAGTTGCACCCCCTACAGTAAAGTGATATATTGCTGCTAATCCGGGCTTTCCGGTGTATCTGACAGTCCCGGCTGACGACATGCAGACAGATACGCCTAACTTGCATGTAAGGAAATAATCATGGCATTAACCACATTCTCCGGCCCAGTAGCGTCTCAAAACGGTTTTATCAGTGGCACAGCCGCTAGCCCCATCGCAGAAACAACTGCTGGTAACGTATCTGAGTTTTACGCTACCACATCCGCTGCTACTGGCGATACACGTCTGTCGTACAACCGACTGGCCTTTACCTCTACAGGTTCTGGCGAAACTATTCGTGCTTTGACCCAAGTGACAGGTGTTGGTGGCGCTACAGGCGGAACAATCAACGGCGCTCACGTTAGCTTGAGCATCAACGGCTCTGGAACTATTTCTGGTGCTGGTAACGCTCTTCGCGCTACTCTGGGCGGTACATCTACTAACCCCGGCGGCACAATTGCGGCTATTCAAGCTGACTCTGACTTTGCCACTGGTGGAACTTGGACTAACGCTTCGTTTATCCGCTTTACAAACAGCGGTACAGGCACTGTCGCTAACTTGTTTAACGTCCCAGCAGCTATGCTTGTGTCGCAAATTTCAGCGGCTTCAACGCACACAATTAAAATTGTGAATAGCGCCGGAACAGCATACTACTTGATGGCTACAACCGTAGCACCTTAATATGCAGATCACCAAGGAATTCTTGGAGACTGAGATACGTGACCTTGAGATTGAAGCGCAGAAAGCACAAACCTTTTTGATTCAGTCTCAAGCCACGATCCAAGCATACAAGATGCTCGTTAACAGGCTAGATGCCCCCGAACCGGAGCAACAACATGACAATGCAGTATGACGTAAAGTCGTATCACAACACCACAACAGGCGTGGCTGTGGCATATCGCACCCGCCTGAAAGGGGTTGTAGTTTCTCCGTCTACAACGTCCACCTTAAATGTGGTGTTTGCAAACAATATTCCGGAGGCCGCTACTTATGACATCCCCGGAACTACAGTTTGTACGGTAACTTACGCTAATCATGGCCTTGCTATAGGTGATAGAGTTGTTCTAAACTTTACCACTGGAGATGGCGTACCGGACACCTATACCGTTGTCACTGTTCCGACCACAAGTACATTTACTGTAACTACAGGCGTACTAACAACCAGCGGTGCTGTAACGCTGTATCAGGATGTGCTCACTGAGATTGACTGCGCTACTGGGACCTCGTTTTACACGCTAATTCCCGGCGAAGGTATATTGGCCTCTGTAGGCATTTATGTCTTTCTTCCGGCTGCTACGGTAACAACGACCATATTTTACGGATAGGGCTGCATTATGACCATGCAAACTGATGTCCTGTCTTACCACGCAACAACGTCCAAGGTTGTTACTACTAGCCGTGTGCGTCTCAAAGCAATCACGGTATCCCCTGCTACGGCTTCATTGCGTAGTTCGGCTGTGGCTGACCCTACTGTATCCAAGACGGGCACATACGCTCGAACTGCAGCTAGTACCACTGTTACGGTAACAATTACAGCGCACGGGCTAGAAACAGGCGATAGAGTCTTTATGGACTTTACCACTGGCACAGCAGTGGACGGGGTTTACGCAGTTACCAAGACCAACGCAAATGTTTTTACTGTAACAACTGCCGCATCGACAGCAACTAGCGGAGCGGTGACGTTTTACAGCAGCATTTTGTTAGAACTTGATACGTACAACATTGTTGGTTTACCAATTAAGATTCCCGGCGAGGGGATACTTTGCAGTAACGGCATGTTTGTAGGCGTTGGCGGCTCTGTTTCAGCTACGGTGTTTTATGGCTAAGAAAACCCCATCCCTTGCAGTAGGTCGCGGTGAGAAGCTGCCGGTCTCTAAGGGGGCTGGGCTTACAGCCAAAGGCAGAGCTAAGTACAATGCAGCCACAGGGTCAAACCTTAAAGCGCCACAGCCGCAAGGCGGTGCACGTAAGAAGTCATTCTGTGCCCGTATGTCTGGCATGCCCGGGCCGATGAAAGACGAAAAAGGCAAGCCTACCCGTAAGGCTGCTTCACTAGCAAGATGGAAGTGCTGATATGACACAAACTCACGACACCGCCAAAAACGTAATGGATGTTGCGTCTATGGTAGCGACCATAGGATCGTTTTTGGAAATGTTTACCCCCGTCTTCGGTCTTATTGGTGCAGTATGGACATTGATGCGTATTGCAGAAATGATTGCAGGGAAACCCTTTGCGGAGATCATCCGCCGAAAGAAACCTGATGCCGTCAACGAGTAAAAAACAGCACAATTTCATGGCCGCGATAGCCCACTCGCCATCGTTTGCTAAGAAAGTAGGAGTCCCACAGTCCGTGGGAAAGGACTTTAACGAGGCCGATAAAGGCCGTAAATTTTCAAAAGGTGGTGATAATATGGCTTCTAAAATGAACCCCGGCTTCATGGCAATGATGGCTAAGAAAAAAGATGGCGCTAAGGGCAGCATGCCTGCTGCCTTAGCAAAACACGCAGCTAAACCCGCTTCTAAAGCGCATGCTGGTTTAAAAGGTGGTGGCTACGTTAAAGCTGCTGATGGTGTTGTCCAGCGCGGTAAAACCAAAGGTACTCAAGTCACTATGAAAAACGGCGGCAAGTGCTAATATGGCAACCCCAAAAACTATGAAACGCGAAACCGTTACTCAGTACCGGAAAAAACCCTATTACATGGGGTATGAAGACGATTCAGTTTCTGGGAGCGCGGCTATACAAGAGTACAACAAAGGGGCTACCGGCAAGGAAGATTTAATTCAGACGGATGGGTCTATACCGTACGAGCCAGCAGCCGCAAAACGCGCTCAAGCAAAACAGCGTGAAGTCATGAGTGAACAGCAACGGGAAACAAAAAATACGGTTCCTAAAGAGCGCTTAGCTAAAGGCGGCACAGTATCTGCTTCTCGCCGTGCAGATGGCATTGCGCAACGGGGCAAGACCCGTGGAAAGATGTGCTGACATGATGTCTAGTCGCGGTATGGGGAACATCGCCCCCTCCAAGATGCCCAAGGGAGTTAAAAAAGCCCGTCGGGATAACACTGACTTCACGCAATACGCTGAAGGCGGCAAGGTCAATGCCGCGGGTAACTATACAAAGCCCAGTCTTCGCAAGAAGATTGTGAGCCAAGTTAAGTCTGCGGCAACCCAAGGCACCGGAGCAGGCAAATGGTCAGCGCGTAAAGCACAGCTTGTCGCTAAGAAGTACAAAGCCGCAGGTGGCGGGTACAAGGACTAACATGAAAGCCCCACAGAAATCGCTCAAGGATTGGGGTGACCAAAAATGGAGAACCAAAAGTGGTAAAAAATCTTCTGACACAGGTGAAAGGTACTTACCAAGCGCTGCGATTAAAAGCCTCAGCCCTAGTGAGTATGCTGCAACAACGCGTGCGAAGCGTGCTGGCAAAAAAGCCGGAAAACAATTCGTAGCACAGCCAAAAGCAATTGCAAAGAAAACAGCGGGATTTAGATAATGGCAATCTCAGGAACCACAGCGTTTAACCTAGACCTCACCGAACTGGTGGAGGAGGCTTTCGAGCGTGCTGGTTCCGAGTTGCGCACAGGGTATGACCTGAAGACAGCCCGCCGCTCCCTTAACTTACTGTTTGCTGACTGGGCCAATCGTGGCATCAACATGTGGACGTTCGAGCAGGGCACGATTAACTTGGCTCCGGGGCAAGCCACGTATGCACTTCCTTCAGACACCGTAGACCTTTTGGAGCATGTCATCCGCACAGGGGCCGGTAGCGCGTCTACACAGGCCGATTTGAGCATTACGCGCATTAGTGTGTCTACCTATGCCACGATTCCAAATAAGCTGCAGCAAGCCCGTCCAATCCAGTTGTGGATGCAACGCCTCGACAGCGAGCGCTCAGCGATAGGCACAGTTTTGACAAGCGCAATCTCCGCTACGGATACAACAATCTCAGTGGCTTCAGTGCTTGGGCTTCCCACTACAGGGTTTGTAATAATTGAGTCCGAGATCATCTACTACGGCTCCATCGTAGGCAACCAACTCCTGTACTGCGCACGCGGGCAGGCCAGCACAACTGCGGCATCGCACATCAGCGGAAGCCCTGTATACGCACAGAACCTGCCGTCTGTGACGGTTTGGCCTACCCCAGACAACAGCACAACGTACCAACTGGTTTACTGGCGCATGCGCCGTATTGACGATGCAGGCGGCGGTGTGAACACAATGGACGTGCCGTTCCGGTTTTTGCCGTGCATGGTCGCGGGGCTGGCGTACTATTTAGCGATGAAGGTCCCCAATGGGGCGCAGCGGTTAGACATTTTGAAATCACAGTATGACGAGGCTTGGGAGTTTGCGTCTACCGAAGACAGAGAAACAGCGTCCTCGCGGTTCGTGCCGCGCCAAATGTTTATCTAAAAATGGCAAACATGTTCTCATCGGGCAAGCACTCGATCGCCATGTGCGATCGTTGCGGAGCGCAGTTCAAGCTGACCGAGCTAAGGAAAGAGATTAAGAAGACGAAGATATACAACTTGTTGGTCTGTGCAAGTTGCTGGGACCCTGACCAGCCCCAGTTGCAGTTGGGTATGTACCCAGTAGAAGACCCGCAAGCAGTGCGTAACCCGCGTAGGGATACCACATATGTTACTTCGGGCCCGATGTCAGATGGGTTCCTTAGTGGTGGTTCTAGGGACATCCAGTGGGGCTGGAATCCTGTTGGTGGGTCTAGTTTTTTTGACGTTGCGTTGACACCGAATTACTTGGTTGCGACGACAAATGTTGGTATAGTCACAGTAAGCGTTTCATAGGAGTTAATCATGGCGTACACAAAAGCTGCAGATGGCGTAGCCTCTAAAGGTAAAACCAAAGGCAAAAATCTTGGCGATAGCGGTCCTTCCGTTGGCATCCAACACGGTGGCAAAGGCAGCAAAGGCGGCAAGACCAATGAAGAAATGCTGAAGCTAGGCCGTGGCCTTGCTAAAGTAGCTAACCAAAAGCGAGGCTAATATGGCAACATTTAGTAAAAAAGTAAGGGGCAAAGAAATTGGCGATGCCAGCGTCTATGCTCAACCGCACACTATGGCGGGCAAACCTTTTGTAATTTCCGAAAATCCCGGAAAAACACCCAACCGTAGCAAGCTGGACACTTACGATGTAAGCATCGGCGGCATCAGTAAATCCGCTGGTAACGAGCCAACTAAGACCGACGGCATCAAAATCCGTGGAACTGGCGCGGCTACCAAAGGTGTCATGGCCCGGGGGCCGATGGCATAAGTATGAACTACGCTGCTCTAGTTACTGCAATCTCCGATTACACGGAGAACACGTTCCCAACTGCGGACATGAATACGTTCATAACGCAGGCAGAGCAGCGCATCTACAACACCATTCAGTTTCCATCATTACGTAAAAACGTAACCGGGGTTCTTACATCTGGCAATAAGTACTTGTCATGCCCCACTGATTTTTTATCGCCTTTCTCTATGTCGGTGATCGAGAACTTTGGTACTGCCACTGAAACGTACACGTTCCTACTTAACAAAGATGTTAACTTCATTCGTGAGGCATACCCAACTCCTGCGGATACAGCGCTACCTAAGTACTACGCATTGTTTGGACCTACTACAACCGCAGGGACTCCCCCAGTCCCTACAAACGAGTTGTCGTTTATCTTAGGCCCAACGCCCAATGCTGCGTACTACATGGAGCTTCACTATTACTACTACCCAGAGTCCATCACCACTGCATTGACTACTTGGCTGGGTGACAACTTCGACTCAGTATTGCTCTACGGCTCGTTGGTAGAGGCATACACCTACATGAAGGGTGAGACCGACATGGTTGCA